ACCAAGCCGATCTCCACGCCAACGCCGCCGTCTGCCCATGTCGCGTGAACATCGAGCATCTGCCAGCCAGCGTCGACGTAGGCCTTCTTCTGTTGCTCGCCTGAGGACTTCTCGGACTGCAAGCCGTCAGAAGGCCAAGCCGTTGGGATGTTCGCAGCCCATGACTTGACCGTGCCCCACACCGTCGATGGCGTGACGCGGGACTTCTTCCAGGCATGGGCCAGGTAAATCACATCGGCCTCGATGTCGATCCAGAGCTGAATGTGCGCTTGCGGGTGATCCCAGCCGAAGTCCATGCCGTTGATGACGTAGAAGTGCGGCGGGCATGGGAATGCCTGACACTTTATGTCCTCGTCAGCGAAATCGAATATCAAGCCAGTACCCAACAACGGAAGCCCCTTGGAACGCATGTCGCGCTGCCACTCGGGGTACATGCCCAACAACTTGCGCTGCGTGTCAGCAGTCAAGTGCGGGGCATCTGCCCAGGTGGCGCGCTGGATGTATTGGCCCTCGGCCGGGCAGTCCATGAACTGAACAACCAGTTCTGTCCGCCCGTTCTCCGGCGTGAACGTCAAAATGCCTCGACCACCCCTGCCACCGTCACCAGTTGCGGTACGGGTCAGCACTTGCGGGTAGATCGATTTGTCTCGGGGCTCTTCGTCGATGTGATACCAATCGACGCTGTCGCCCATGATTGCGTGCTGGCCCTGGCTGTAGGACCAGAACTGCACTGTGGATTGGCTGCCGGACTTGTGCCGGACGGTGATCTGCCGCATGGCACCGGATGTGCCGGTGGCGGACAGGTGCGCAATGATTCGGTCAGCAGGTATCAACCCACCAGTCCATTTGCCACCTTCCAGCGTGCCGAACAGTGGCGTCTGGAGCAGGTCGCGGGTTTTCTCCATTGAGAAGCCCAGCAGCCAGCACATCGGCGCATGGTCGAATGCGTGGCCTTCCCAGTCCTCCGGGTAATCACCCAGCAGGTGCATGGCATCGATCGTCAACCCGGTGCGGGTCTTGCCCACCCGGTTGGCCGCCATGAGCATGCATGATGTGTGATCGGCGGTTGCCTTTACGAACTTGTGCTGCCACTCGTAAAGCGTTTCGAACTGGAGCAGGTGACGCCGCTGTGCATCCCGGCGCGCTTTTTCCTCAAGCAACGCCAATAGCTCAAGCTTGTCAGCCCTGGCCTGCGAGCTTGGCGATTCTGCGATCAAGTTCATCTTCCGTCAGTTGACTGCGATCATCGCCAGGCATCTCGGTGCCGACGTCATAGGCCTGACGCTCAAGCGCTATGAGATTTTTCAGGGTCTCGCCCAATTCCTTGAGCGTCTTGGTCCGGGACGGCAATCCAATCACCTTGTGATAGGCATCGCTCAATCGCGGGTCGTCGGGGTTGTGAAGGATCTCGCCCAGCTCTTCGAACAGTTCGCGGTTATCCGTCACGCCTTCCAATTCATCCAGCAGCTTGTTTGCCAGGCGACGGTAACGACCAATATCGGTTCGGTGCCCAATGCGAATACCTGCAATGACTTGAGCGTTCGCCTCAACGATTCCACGCTCGGTTGCCAGCGACTCCGTGGAAACCTGCTTGGAAACCTCCGATTTGGAAACCAGTGAATCCGCCTTGGCTTGGATCTTCGCTTTCAGGTCTCTTTCCCAGGCCCCGGCCTTGGCCCGCTTATTGATCGCCGTATGGGACACGCTGCACGCTGCGGCAATTTCACGGACGGATAACACGCCTGCCCGGTAGAGCTGTTCAATGCGCTCCCAGTCGGTTGGCTGCTTATCGGTCATTACTGGAATCCTTCAAACAGGCGGTGTTGACCCAATCAATCAGGCTGTTCAGGGCGATGATGGCTTCGTCTCCGTCTGTGGCGACGGCGACAATTCGTTGACCAGCCGCTGGGTCAAGTTCGGCGCGCGCTTCTGCATCATCCACGCGGCTGGCACTTGGTCCGGTACGCACGACGGGGCACTTGGCTGGGACTGACAGCCGCTGAGCGCCACTACCAACCCCAGCAAGAATGGCTTTGTTCTGGGCTTGAGCATCAGTGAGTACCTTGGTGTGTTCGGTGTCGAGCTGGGCCAGCAGGCGCTGGGTTTTCTTGCGGGAGGCTGCAGCACGCTCAAGAGTGTCAATGCGATCCTTCGCAACGGCCATGTCCCTGGCCTGTCCCTGGATGTGGCTCCAACCGCCGTAGATCAGCACCAGGCATGCAGCGAGTGCGGCAATGAGGTAGCGGATCATGGCGGGATTCCTCAACCGAGCTTGGCGCGAACCAAGCAATCCTTGGCTTCAAGCAGCTTGCGCAGGCCGGCCGACTTCTCTGGGCCATCCGGCAGTTGATCGTTCATCTGGTGCGCAAGGTCACCAATAGGCTTGCTCACTTCCTGCAGGTGTGGGGGCAAGTGGGCGTATTCGAAGTACTTCATAATCGGGGACATCGGGACTACCTCGTTTGGGGAATTCATTCAGCCAGCTCGTAGGTGGCGGCGAACGCCTCGGGCTTCATGGCCTTGAGCGACCCGTCGGCAGCCATGACGATCCAGTCGCCCGGCATTGCGCGCTCGGTGCCAGAGGTGGAGTTCATGACCACTTGGCCGTTAACGCGGTCGGTGAAGCCGAAGCCGCCCGACTCGACCAGACAGGAACAGAACTCCATGACCCCATCGAGGTTGAGGCCGGTGTACTGCACGGCGTCGACGTGTTCGGTTGGCTTGCGGTACTTCATTGGGCACCCATGCACTTGGCGTGGCGTTCCAGTTGGCGAGCCCAGACGCCGTAGCAGCGTTTGTTGCCTGGGGTCGAGCAGTCATAGCCAGCGGCGAACTTGTACTTGAGCAAGTCGTTGCAGGCCTGGGCGTAATTGCCGGCCAGCAGTTCACGTCGCGGGGAGCCACTGCGCCAGGTGCCAATGCCGTACTGGCCAACGAAGTCCATGTAGAGATCGAACTCGTCCTGATACAGCTTCACGCCCGGGAGAGACGCGGCGAATTGCTTCTCGGCCTGGCTGTTCAGGTTGCGGGCCAGGATCTCGGCGCGCTGCGGGGTGATGGTGTCGCCCATGCGGACTGGCGAACCGTCCTCGTAACGCGTTGAGCCGTGGCCGATGGTGGGAACGTCACCCTTGGTGGGGATGACTGCAGTGGTGGTCAGGCCTTCGCTTGCCTGCCATGTCGCGAAGCCGGCGGCGCTCAGGCTCAGCATGGCAACGGCGATGCGCTGGCGAATGACTGGACTCATACCCTGTCGCGCTCTCTCAAGGCCTTGACGCGCTCCCGCAACTCTTCGTTTCTGGCTGCGCTCTCTACAGCCTCGCGTCGATCCCTGCGCACCTGAAAGTAAAAATTGATCAGCAGGCCCAGCACCGCCACCACAACACCAGCGATACCGATCCAGTTCACCTGGGACAACCAACCGACCATGCCAGCGGCACCGCCGACGATCATCCCTTTATTGGCCACTGACGCGCCCACCACCTCTACGATGCTCTCGGGCGTCGGGTTGGCCATGTTTCTGCTCCTACCTGGGGCGTCCATATGGGCCTCCAGAAACGAAAAAGCCCCGCACAATGGCGAGGCTTAGTGGGTTATTTCAGATACAAAAAAGCCCGACTCAATGGCCGGGCTTGTCTGAAGCGGTAAAACCGCAATATGGCGCTAATGTGCCACTAACGTGTTAACTCGTCAACGAATTATGCAGCCATCTTCATATCCAGACATGCCTGAATGTAGTTGTTTCCAGCAATCAATAACTCCCTGACCTTGAGCCTGGGCAAATCGAACAGATTGCCCACACCCTGCATTGTCATTCCGGTGCAGTAATACACCCGCAGGCAGTCCGCCGTCTTCGGGTATCGCTTCCATAGCGAGGCGACGGCGCGGTCCACCATCAGAGCTTCATCGTCAGTGATGGCGGCGGGTAACGTCTTGGTGACCTGCTCAACATTGTCACGCATCAGCGCGTGCAGTGGTGATATCCCGTAGCCAGGCACGCCGGCGCCCTGCCAGACCCAGCGCCCCCACTGGGTGAGAAGCTCTTCGGCGTCGTAATTCATGCGGCTTCCCCTTGGAGTTGTTTGAGCTTCGCGCGGTAGGCGGACTTGATCGCCTTCAAGTCGTCGATGGTGTAGCGCTGCGGGTCGTGCGGACCTTCCAGCCAATCGACTTGGGCCTGGCCAATGCGGTGCACCAGGTTGATTCGGTAGTTCACGATGTCGCCTGACTTGTGCTGGTTGCAGTGCACGCATTGCTTGTGGCAGTTGTCAGGATGGAAGCGCAGGGCGGGATTGCTGCCCACGGTGCGGTAATGGCCGGCGTCATACTTGCGCTCATGTTGCCGACCACAGCTGATACATGGCTGGGCTGCGTCTCTGGCACGCACCCAGGCGTTAAACGCGGTTTGAGCCTCACGCATGTACTGACCCTTTGGCTTTAATCGCTCCTTGGCGGCTTGCAGCTCCTTGCGGCCTACCTCGGCAATGGCCTTTCGCGCCTTGGTTTGGTTCACATCCTTGATGGCGAGACCACACGGGTAGCTGCACACGGCTTGGCCGAGGCGCTGGGGCACGAACTTGTCACCGCATGCGGGGTTCTTGCACTTCTTCGGGCGGGGCTTTTTGGTGATCACGCGGCCACCTCACCCAGCAGGTCAGAGAAGAACACGCCCTTGGCGGTGAACTCGGCGACGATCTGGTCCGTGTAGGCAATGCCCTGGGCGCGGTTGAACAGGCGAGTCACCGGGAAGCCGTCCGGGCCGAAGATTGAGCAAGGGCCCATCAGCTCGATTTTGGTTTCGTAGTCCAGGTGCAGGAACATCCGGTTCCAGCCGTTGCGGAAGTCGGCGTCGGCATTGCGCATGATCGGAACACCGAAGTGCAGCTTGCAGTACTTGCGGGCGTCTTCCACGTCACCGATCTGCGTCATCTGGGCGATACGCTGGTACAGGGCGAACCACAGGGCGTTCTGGTCAAGGGTGCGGTCCTTGCCTGGGCGCAGTGAGACAACGACGAATCGCTTCTCCCGGTACATCAGGGTAAGCGCGGCGATGGCCTCGGAAAGCTTGCTGGCACTGTTCACGCTGATTTTGTCGGTCATTGGGCGGCTCCCTGGGTCTGCAGTTGTTCAACCTGGCGCATCAGCTCTTCGCGGCGTTCGGCAAGCTGCCGTTCGGCCTCTTCGCGGATTTCCTGTTTTTGTTTGGCGCTGGCCTTGCGGGCGTCCAGCATCGATTTCTTGACGGCCTGCAACTTGTCGCGCATGCCAGGGGATGGCTTGACCACGGCGCCGGTGATCAACCCAGCGATGGCGCGGCCATCTTCGGTGACGGGAGCAATGCGCAGGTCTGTCAGGTACTGCTGGCCTTTGTCGTGGGGGATGCGCTGCATCTGCACGGCTTGCTCGATGGCAATGGCGCGGCGGGCGGTGTCGTAACCCATGGATACGTGCCAGTTGACCGGATTGGCGGCTTCGCGGGCTTGCCGCACGAAACGCTCGTAGGCATCGAGGAACACCATGCGGGCGCCGATCTTGTTCCCCGAATCCAGCACCGGCCGGGCGGCGGTCAGGGCCAGGTGGATTTCGTCGGTCATCACCACGGTTTCAAATTCATCGTCGGCCAGGACCGCGATGGACCACGCTTCGTCCTTACCTGGGCGGCCATCCTCGGCCTGGATACGCTGCATCACAGCGCCCAAGGTGAACTTGCCGGTCAGCTCGCGGCGGCAGGACTGCAACGCCGACTTGATCATGTGCGGCGGGAACACCGACAGATCCTCGGCCATCAGGCGGGCAGCGGTGGCGCTGATGGTCTGACCCAGCGTCTCGGCGGTGGCGCAGATACCGGCGGCCAGCTCGGCAAGGTCTTCAGAGGAAAGCATTGCGTTTCTCCCCATCGAGAATGAGCCGGGCGGCTTCCTGCGCGGCGTTCATGTTGGCTTGGGTGTCTTCGATCTGGCGGGCAGTGCGGGAATTCATCTGGCGGCCGGTGGCCCACTGGGTGTGGTACGCCTCGGCCTTGGCGATCAGGTTGGTCAGGCTGTGGCAGTCGTTGACGATGCGGGCGTCGTTGATCGTGAGGTAGTACGCGGCAACGCTGTGGGCAACATCGGCGCCAAGGCGATCAACCAGCTTGCCGAGGATTCCACCGGCGGCAGCGTTCCACACCGGCCAGCACTGGTAGCGCTTGCGGTAGGCCATGGCGTAGTTCGCCCAGGCCTTGAACGTTTTGCA